TGAAGCAAAAATAATGAATACTCCATACGGTAAGATTGTAAAAGGTCTTATAGATGAAGGTGCCCAACTTGGTGTATCATCAAGAGGTATGGGTTCATTAGAACAAAGAAATGGTGCTAACTATGTAAAGTCTGACTTTATGTTAGCAACTGCCGCCGACATTGTAGCAGATCCTTCTGCACCTGATGCCTTTGTGCAAGGTATTATGGAGAATAAGGAGTGGGTTTGGGACAATGGTAGATTGGTGGAAAGAGATGTTGATGTTTGGAGAAAAGAAATTCGAAGTGCATCAAGTAGAAAATTAGAAGAAAAGAAGTTGGAAATTTTTGAGAATTTTCTCAAAAATCTCTAGTATTATAAATAATTGTTAAAAAACGAAAGTTTTGTTCTTTAAAGGAGATTAATATGACTGAAGAAAATAAAAAAGTCGTGGCGATTGAGGAGATTGAAAAAGAGTTAGAAGAAAAAGCAAACCCTCAAGCAGATGCTCCGAAAAAGAATGCTGTGGCGCCAGAAGGGTCAAACATTGCATCAATGGCAAAGTATGATGATTTAGGGTCGCCTGTTGTAAAACCAACAGACAGCAATCCGGACGCCACAAAGAAATCAAAGAAAGCACAGGACCAAGTTAATGCAAAAGCACAAGACGGAGACCCTAACGAGTCACCTGATACTGAGAAAGGTGTTACCAAAGTTTCAACACCTGGTCAGAAAGAAACAATTAAGGCACAGAAAGATCACGAAATGATTAATAACAAAATGAAAGGCGAAACTTATGAAGAAGAAGTACAACCTGAAGATGTTATTGATGTGTCTGCTGATGTTGATGCTCTTGTAAAAGACGAGGACCTATCAGAGGAATTTAAGAATAAAGCAACTACTATCTTTGAGGCGGCGGTTAAAGCAAAAATCAACGAACACAAAGAAAAGTTAAATGCTGAATTCGATAAAAAGTTAAACGAAGAAATAGAAGTTGAAAAAGAAAAACTATCTGAAAAAGTTGACACTTATTTAACATATGTTGTTGAAGAGTGGATGAAAGAAAACTCTATTGCTATCGAAAGAGGCATTAAGGGTGAGATAGCAGAAGACTTTATTTCTGGTCTAAAGAAACTTTTCGAAGACCATTACATTGATGTACCTGATGAGAAGTACAACGTACTTGAAGATCAAGCATCAAAGATCGAAGAGTTATCGAAGAAGTTAGACGAGCAAATTCAAAAGAATGTTGAACTAAAAAAAGACAACGGTAATTTTAAGAGAAATGACATTATAAATGAAGTTTCTTCTGACCTTGCTGATTCTCAAAAAGAAAAGTTCAATAAACTTTCTGAAGAAGTTGAGTATTCAAATGAAGAAGAATTCAAATCAAAATTAAACACTATTAAAGAGTCTTATTTTGGTAAGAAAGAAACTTCATCTGATATTGATGATGTAGCGGTCGGCGATAATACTGCTGTAGATAGTGCAGAGTTGACAAATTCTATGGCAAGATATACCGCCGCTATAAGTAAAACCAAAGACATTAAGTTGTCAAAAACAAATTAGGGAGAGATAATAATGTATTTATCTGAAACATACGAAAAGAAATGGCAACCAGTCTTGAATCATCCCGATTTACCAGAAATCAAGGATTCTTATAGACGTGCCGTTACTTCAGTGATCTTGGAAAACCAAGAAAAATCTATTAACGAAGACAGAGCATTCTTAAACGAGGCATCTCCATATGTAACTCCTGCTAACCAAACAGGTTCTAGTATCGATAACTGGGATCCAATTTTAATTTCGTTAGTAAGAAGAGCAATGCCAAATTTAATTGCTTATGACATTTGTGGCGTGCAACCTATGACTGGACCAACCGGATTAATCTTTGCTATGAGGGCAAGATATGACAGTCAGTCTGGTACAGAGGCACTATTTGATGAGGCAGATACAGACTTCTCTGGAAGAAACAAAGAAGGTTCATCTGTAGACGGTTTCTCAAGCACTGCACACGCAGGTACAAATCCAAAACTACTAAACGACAATCCAGCAGGAACTTATACTAAAGGTACTGGTATGACAACTGCCGCCGCTGAGGCATTAGGTGGAACTTCTGACAATACTTTTGCAGAAATGGCGTTTAGCATTGAGAAGTCCACTGTGACTGCTAGAAGTAGAGCATTAAAGGCAGAATACACAATGGAACTTGCTCAAGACTTAAAAGCAATCCACGGATTAGATGCAGAAACAGAATTAGCAAACATTCTGTCTGCTGAAATTCTTGCTGAAATCAACAGAGAAGTTGTAAGAACTATTTACATCAACGCAGAAATCGGTGCATCTGACTCAAGTTCAACTGCAATCGGTTCAGTAAGTGCAATCAACACAACCACTGCTGGTATCTTTGATTTAGATACAGACTCAAACGGTAGATGGTCAGTTGAGAGATTTAAAGGTCTTATGTTCCAAGTTGAGAGAGAGGCAAATCAGATTGCTCAAAGAACCAGAAGAGGTAAAGGTAACATCTTAATCACAAGTTCTGATGTTGCATCTGCACTTCAAATGGCAGGAGTTTTAGACTATGCTCCAGCATTAAACAACAACCTACAAGTAGACGATACTGGTAACACTTTTGCAGGTGTATTAAATGGTAGATATAAAGTTTATATTGATCCGTATTCTGCAAACAGTGCCTCAGCACAATACTTCGTAGTTGGTTATAAAGGTTCTTCACCATACGATAGTGGATTATTCTACTGTCCGTATGTACCACTACAGATGGTAAGAGCAGTTGGTCAAGACAATTTCCAACCAAAGATTGGTTTCAAGACTAGATATGGTCTACAAGCAAACCCATTTGCTGAAGCAGGTACAAGTGATGCCGCAGTGATTGATGGTTCTGGAAGTGCAAACTCCAACAGATATTACAGAAGAGTACAAGTAGCAAACTTAATGTAGTATTGCAAATCATATTGCTTAAAAAGGGTGTCTTTATGGCGCCCTTTTTTTTTGTTATAAATAGTAGTATGACAACATCAGGATTACAAAGACAACCTACTCAATTAGACTATGCAAGTCCTACTCAGTTTAAGTTTAATATGATTAAACTGCCTAAAGTAGAATACTTTTGCACAAAGGTAAATATACCAGGTATTCAATTAGGTGATACAACACAATCAACTAGATTTAAAGACGTGCCTATACCAGGTGATAAATTAGAATATGGTAGTTTTAGTATGGACTTTATAGTAGATGAAAATTTAGAAAATTATAGAGAGATACACGGTTGGTTAGTTGGTTTAGGATTTCCTACAAAACACAGTGAATACTCAAACTTATTAAGTTCTGGTTCAGATAGATTTCCAATATCACCTTCTTCTGGAACACAAGACGCAGGTAAAAACCCTAAAGGTAAAACACAAGAACAAGGACCTATTTTATCAGATGCAACTCTTTCAATATTATCAAGTAAAAATAATCCAGTTCTTGAAGTAAGATTTAAAGACGTTTATCCTAACAGTCTATCAGGATTAACTTATGATCAACAAGCACAAGATATAAGTTACCTTACAGCATCAGTTGGTTTTGAATATTTAATTTATGAATTTGCAACAACAGGAGCAACAACAACGACAGTGACAACTTCTTAAAAAACTTGACTTCTCAAGTATTTTTGTTATAATATGATATGTTTGATTTACCTAAAAATGATATAATATATGTTTCTTGTTCTGGTGGTGCTGACAGTTCATTACTACTATTTGAATTAACAAAATTTCACAAAGAAAGAGATATAAGACCCATTCACTTCTACAAAGAAGATGTACCATTATACATTCGTAAAGAAAAAATGAACAAGATTTTTAATCTTATTACTAAATTAAACAAGTATACATTTAAAAGTGTGTACTACAGAAAAACTGATAGTGAAAATTATTTAAATATAACTATGAGTGACTTTGAAAAGTTTCATCAAAAATATAAAGGATTTTCTATGATAGGTGTTACTAAAAATCCTAACATATCATTTGGTGAAGAAACAGTTGATAATGAAAGACAAGGTAAAAAATATCAGAATTTAGATGAAAAAGAAACACCATATTTCAAATATACAAAAAGAGATTTAGCACAAAAATATTATAACTATAGTCTACATAATAATTTATTTCCATTAACATTTAGTTGCATAGTAAATACAGAAGAACATTGTGGTGAGTGTTGGTGGTGTAAAGAGAGATTATGGGCATTTGGAAGGATTATATGACATTAGAAGAATTACAAGATTTAGCAGACAAAGATTTAGTATTAGATGAAACTAATTTATCATTAATGTCTGCAAACACACCACAGTTACATAACAAATATTTAAAGTTTCTTAATAAGTATAAACTGTTATTAGTAAAAGCAGAGGATGAGTATAAACTATTAAAGAAATATAAATGGGAGTATTACACTGGTAAAGCAGAAGAAAGAGTTTACAAAGAACAACCTTTCGACTTAAAAATACTTCGTCAAGACATAGATAAATACTTAGACGCAGATGGTGAATTACAAAAAGCAAAACAAAAAGTAAGATATCTTGAAGTTGTAATTGACTATTTAGACAAAACTGTTAAGCAAATATCCAACAGAGGGTTTTTGATTAAGAGTATGATTGATTGGCGAAAATTTATTAATGGAGAATAGATGATACCTAACTTGTTATTTCCTACACCCATATTCATTGAACAAAATGCTTATGGGTTCAACAAAGATTTAGAAGATGCTATATTAAAATTATATGATAAGTCAGAAGTTAACTGGCAATCAAAACCTAATTTACATCAGCAATCTGACTTTACTAACTTTCATAAAATGATTTTTCAGAAATCAAAAGAAGTGTTAGACGAATTACAATATGGATATGAAGATTTTCAAATTACTGATATGTGGGCAAATGTATTAAAACCTGGTGAAGAACATAGACCTCATACTCATTCTAATAATTTATTGAGTGGTGTTTATTACGTTTCTACAGAGAAAAATTCTCCGGGTATTATATTTGCTGATCCAAGACCTCAAGCACAAGTAATAAAACCAAAAATATTAAAGAGATTAATGGAAACATCTGACTTATGTGAATACACTGCACAAAAAGATAAGTTAATAATTTTCCCTTCTTGGTTAACACACTTTGTACCAACTAATAAATCAAAAACAAATAGAATTAGTATATCTTTTAATGTTATGTTAAGAGGTACAGTTGGTGATAGTAACGTATTGCAGTCTGCCGTCTATAGTTGATGACCTTAACAAAATACATTGTTATAGAAAAAAAGAATGAAGTCTAT